TGAAATATCAGGCCGCATTGCAATTGGCATCTCAAGCGCCGCAGTTGTATGACCTCCCCCTGCTACATAGGCAAATGATTGAGGCGCTTGGGATTGCCGACTCCAGTGAGGTGATTCCGGATAAGACGGACATCCCTCCGACCGATCCGGTGACGGAGAACATGAACGCCCTCCAGATGAAACCCATCAAGGCGTTTATCTATCAGGACCACGAAGCCCACATCCAAACGCACATGTCCTTCAGTCAGGACCCGCGTTTGATGGGCATGATGCAGCAGGTTCCGCAGGCCGCAGCCGCCTTCCAAGCCGCGATGGCCGCGCATGTGGCGGAACACTTAGGTTTTGCCTACCGCCAGCAGATCGAAAAAGAACTGGGAGTCAAACTTCCCCCGCCGGGAGAGGCCCTGCCAGAGGACATCGAATACCGTATTTCGGAGTTGGTGGCCCCTGCGGCGGCTCAGGTCCTTGGGAAAGCCCAGCGCGAAGCCCAAATGCAGCAGCAGATGCAGCAGCAGCAAGATCCTGTCCTCCAGATGGAGATGCAGAAACTGCAACTCCGCGCTCAGGAAATCCAGCAAAAGGCCCAGTCCGACATGGCGAAAGTCGAAGCGGACATGCAGAAAGCCCAGATGCGGATGAAGGCAGAGCAGGACCGGCTCAAGACCCAAGAGCGCATCGAAGGCGCAAGACTGGGGGTCCAGATCGCAGCGACCAATGCCTCCAACGAACTCCAGAGCAAGGAAATTGCCTCCCGCGACAAGGTCGAGGGGGCGAAACTGGGGGTCGAAATCGCACGGGACCTACTCTCCGCGCAGCAGCGTGAACAGGAAATGAGAGATGCCAAGCGATAATCTGGCTGAATTCCTGCGGAAATCGATCCGCGCTCAGATGAATGACATGGCTGACCACATTGCCGGTGGAGCCTGTGCCGACTTCGCTGAGTACAAGAGGTGTTGTGGTGTCATAGAGGGGTTAGCCCGTGCCGAACGGGAACTACTTGACCTCACAAAGCAAATTGATGATGATTAAACGGCTTAACAACCTCACTGTGTAAACAGTGCAACCGCCCCGAAAGGGGTGCAACCGCCGAAAGGTGCTTTAAACATGTCAGAAAACGACTCTAAAGTCGCAAGTCAGTTGCCCAAACCGACTGGGTACAAACTGCTCATCGCCCTCCCCAACCCGGAAGAAAAAACAGAAGGTGGAATTCTCAAGGCTACTCAGACACTTGAGGCTGAGGAAATTGGGAGCATCGTTGGTTTCGTCCTCGCGGCGGGACCGGATGCTTACAAATCCGCTGATCGTTTCCCTTCTGGCCCTTACTGCAAGGAAGGAGACTGGATCATGATGCGATCCTACTCCGGAACCCGCTTTAAGGTTCATGGCAAAGAGTTCCGTCTCATCAACGATGATTCGGTCGAGGCCGTGGTGGAAGATCCGCGAGGAGTTGCCAAGGTATGAGTACCGAAGCCGCTGAGTTGTCCCGTGAGGACAAGTTCTTCGGGGTGACCACCCCGTTGCAAATCCCTGAAAAGGAAGAGATCCAGTCTGCCCCGGAACCTGAGGTAGAACTGGAGATCGTCGATGACATTCCTAAGCAGCCGGTTAAACAGGCTGAGAAGGAAGAGAACGACGAAGAACTGTCGGACTACAGTGAAAAAGTCCGCAAGCGCATCAACAAGTTGAAGTACGAGCAGCATGAGGCTCAGCGCCAGAAAGAGGCGGCTGAGCGCATGCGCGAAGAGGCTATCAATTACGCCAAGCAATTGGCGGCAAAGAACCAGCAATACGAGTCATTGATTTCACGCGGCGAAGGCGCACTGGTCAGCCAGATCAAAGCCCGTGCAACGTTGGCCCTTGATCAGGCCAAGTCTCTGTACAAAGAGGCTTATGAAGCCGGTGATGCCCAAAAGATCATCGATGCTCAGGAGAAACTGCTGAATGCCCAGTCTGAGTTCCGCGAGGCGGAGAAGCACGAACGTGTGCTTCAGTCCCGTCAGCGTCCTCAACAGGACACTCAGCAGTATCAACAGGCTGCTCCGCAGCCTCAGCCAGCCGTTCCGCAGCCCAGTCAAAAGGCTTTGGAATGGACCAAGCGCAACCCATGGTTCGGTCCACAGGGAAACCGTGCCATGACTGCCTTGGCCTATGGCGTACACGAGACGCTCGTTCGTGAAGAGGGTGTGAAGCCCGACACGGACGAGTACTACCAGAAGATTGACGCTGCCATGAAACAGCGTTTCCCTGACTACTTTGAGAAGGATGAGGAAGTCCAAGTGGCTCCCGCTCCGGCTCAACGCACACCTTCAAACGTGGTCGCCCCGGCGAATCGAAACAATGGTGCCAAGCCACGCAAAATCCAGTTGACTGCCACACAAGTCTCCCTCGCCAAGAGACTTGGCCTAACCCCAGAGCAGTACGCCAAACAACTTCTCAAGGAGAGTTCAAATGGCTGATGAGCGCAAAGTTCGTATCGACCGTGCAGCCGAAGCGCGTCCTAACGACTCGTGGTTGCCGCAATCCGCGCTACCGATTCCGGAGCAGAAGGATGGTTGGGTCTATCGATGGATTCGTACCTCTTCTTTGGGACGTTCGGATAACACCAACGTCTCGCGTCAAATGCGTGAAGGCTGGGAGCCTGTTCGGGCAGAAGATCATCCTGAGTTGAAGATCATGTCCGACATCAATTCTCAGTTCAAAGGCAATGTCGAAGTGGGTGGTTTGCTTCTTTGCAAGGCCCCGCTTGAGAAGATGAAACAACGCCAGAAGTATTTCCAAGAACTTTCTGATCGCCAGATCGACGGCGTGGACCGCAGTTTCTTGCGGGAAAATGATCCGCGTATGCCGCTCCTTAATCCGGAGCGATCAACGCGCACCACTTTCGGACGAGGTTAAATCCTTTTCTTTCCACTTATTGAGGTAATTTCAAATGGCTTCAGGAACTGATGTGACAGCCCCTTATGGGTTCCTGCCGATCAACCTCATCGGCGGTCAGGTGTTCGCGGGTTCGACCCGTGCATACCCGATTCAGTACGGCTATGACACGAATATCTTCTACGGAGATTTCGTCAAGGTCGTACGAGGTTCGCTCACCCGCGTTTCGATTGAGTCCACGACTTCATCGAACGCGCTGACGGGCGTTTTCTTTGGTTGCTCCTACACTGATCCGGTCACGAAGGACAAGCGGTACAGCCAGTACTGGCCTGCTTCGACGTTGGCTGGTGATGCGGTGGCCTATGTGGTTGATGATCCGGATGCTGTCTTCAAGGCGGCGGTCTGTTCTGCCACGACTGTCATGGCCTCTGGCGCTTACGCGATGATCGGCACCAACCTTGCCTGCATCAACAACACGGGTAATGCGAACACCGGTAACAGCAAGAACGCGATCCTCGCGCCCACTGCTACCCCGGTCACTTCCATTCTCCCGCTTCGTTGCGTGGGTGTGGTTCCGGAGACTTCAATCTCCTACGCCGCGACCGGTTCGTCCTCCAGCACCACGATCACCCTCACGGGTTCGGGCGCTCCGGCGGCACTTCCGGTTGGAACGAGCGTGGCCTACTACGCTGCAAATGGTCAGTTGATTGAGACGGGTTCGTTTGTCACATCGGCAGTTGCTGCTGGTGATACGTCCGTCACGATTAACGCGGCCATCGCAGTGCCGGGTAGCGTTACGGCGATTCCGGCTGCGTCGAGCATTGTGTTCACCGTCTACCGTGAACTGTTGGTCAAACTGAACGTTCTGACCCACGGTTACTACAGTAGCGTCACAGCCTAAGGAGTTCTAGAAAATGGCTATTTCACGCGCACAAATGTTGAAGGAACTCCTGCCGGGGCTAAATGCCCTTTTCGGTTTGGAGTATGCCAAGTATGAGGATGAGCATACGCTCATCTATGAGACCGAAAACTCCGAAAAGGCTTTCGAAGAGGAAGTCAAGTTGTCGGGCTTCGGCACGGCCCCGGTTAAGCCGGAAGGTCAGGCCATTGCCTATGACAACGCTCAGGAGGCTTGGACGGCTCGTTACAACCACGAGACGATTGCCATGGGCTTTTCGATCACTGAGGAAGCCATGGAGGATAACCTCTATGACCAACTCTCTGCTCGTTACACCAAGGCTCTCGCCCGTGGTATGGCGAACACCAAGCAGGTCAAGGCTGCTGCTCTGCTGAACAACGGCTTCACCACGTTCCAGTCTGGCGACGGTGTGACGCTCTTCAGCACGGCTCACCCGCTCGTCAACGGTGGCACCAATGCCAACCGTCCGACCGTGGGTGCGGACCTCAATGAAACGTCGCTTGAAGACGCAATCATTTCGATTGCGAACTTCGTGGACGAGCGCGGTCTTCTGATCGCCGCCCGTCCGCGCCGTCTCATTGTTCCGTCGCAGTTGATGTTCGTTGCTGAGCGCCTCATGGAGACCACTCTCCGTACGGCGACTGCGGATAACGACATCAACGCGATCCGTAACATGGGCGCGATCCCGGAAGGCTATGCGGTCAACCATTACCTGACCGACACGAACGCCTTCTTCCTCATCACGGATGTCCCGAACGGCATGAAGCACTTCGTGCGTACGCCGCTTGCGACCTCCATGGACGGGGACTTTGATACCGGCAACGTCCGGTACAAGGCTCGTGAGCGTTACTCGTTTGGTGTCAGCGATCCGCTTGGCATCTACGGTTCGCCGGGTTCGACCTGATAGCCCACAAGGCAAAGATCGGGGGCCGAAAGGCCCCCTTTCTTTTTGTGTATCTGTGGTGTTTAATCACATTACCGGGAAAACGAGTCCACCAGACAGACCCGGCTGACGGTATGCAGACTGGTGGACGACTCGCATACGAGGTTTAAACATGGCTAAGACTACTTTCTCTGGTCCGGTTGAGTCGGACAATGGCTTCATTGGTGATGTGTCCGCGACCGTCATCAAGGCCGCTTCAGGCACCGTCACGAACCTTCTCTGCACCAGCCTCACGGTTGGCAGCACCAAGTTTGCTGTGGCAGTGAATGCCGCCTCTGGCACGGTGTCCGCTCAGACGGGCTACATTCAGGTTCTCGTCGGCGCGACCACGGCCTACATCGCCCTCTACAAGAGCGTCACCGTTTAATCAACCGGGGTTTAGCCCCTAAAACGGAGGATTCTCTATGGCTCAGTATGATGTTTGGGCGGTAAACCCGACCAGCGACGATGACTATTTTCGCGCCTCTGCGACCATCGCGGCTTCAGGAAGCATTGCCCTTCTGAAGAGCAGCGTCGGTCAGTACGGTACCGGCTATAAGGTTTCCATCACCTCCAACGGAGCAGATTCCAACAAGACCTTCACCATCACTGGTGTCAAGGTTGGGGCGGAAGGCTACGACGGAATCGTGACCGAAACGGTAACGGGACCCAGCGCATCGGTGGTCTATTCGACCAACTACTACACCAGCGTCAACAGCATCTCTATCGATGCAGCGT